GTAAATCATAAATGAACTCTCGATTCTCAAATCGTCGTGCACAATATAAATCTCGTGTTGGAACAGCAAAAACTCGCGCTGCTCGAAAGGCAGTCAATGCAATCGTCAAACGTGTGCTGCCTCGTTCCATCAACAATAACACTTCACGCAATATCTTCATGCGTGCCGCCTATGGCAGCGGTAGACCGAGTTCGAATTACGTCGACGTCGGCAACGCAGTGTATGCGCTCGATCAAACCGGATCGATCACTCTGTTAAACACGGTTCCGCGTGGTGCCGCGCAAACAGAACGTGTTGGAAAACGCTACACGCTCAAATCGTTGCAACATAGAGGTTTCATGTCTTCTAACTCTACTGCAACAATCAACGACGTCGTCGTCATGATCGTTTACGATAAGCGACCTACTGGCTCTCTGCCTGCGATTACTGACATCCTCAATGCGTCGTCAGCAACGCAACAGAATAAGGATGATAATGTGCCTGATCGTTTCATGATTTTGAAACGCATACACACGACCTTGATCGGCAATTCGACCACGCCCGCTACCGGCAAAGAAGCAGTCGATTCCGACTTCTATATGCCGATGAGATTGCCTGTCGTCTGTAAGAACGTTGGAACGGGCGCGATCGGCGACATCGAACAAGGCGCGTTGTATCTCGTCACCGTTGGCTATAACGTGGCGGGAACGACGGCAGCTTCGCTGACTGGAACATTTCGTGTCCGCTTCGAGGACACTGAGGGTTAATAAAAGAATCGTGAACCGACAAGCTTTGATGAAACATCAATCACTCATATTTTTTTTCCGGACGCTCCACTGCCTGATGTTCGTTACGCATTATATAGGATATAACATACCTAGCAACCCTATCCGCGATGCTCGCTGGTGTGCGGTGTGCGGCGCTGATGCGCCGCTGGGCTCGTGGCTGCGGCCTCCCGGCCTCCGCGCACTCGCGGTTATATTGGGCCTGCGGCGCCTGACCCCCTAACCCTAAGGGCTGACGCCCACTCGACCCTAACGGGCAACCCTAACCCTTAGGTTAGTTAGCAACCCTAAGTCAGAGACTTTTCTGTATGACAGAAAAATCTATGAGGGCTGTGTGATGTATTTTCAATACATATAATCCTACAAGTAGGTATTTCGGACTTTCGGACGAAAGGCCATTTTCAGTTTTCGGACTTTCGGACTTACAATTGCAAGTGAGTTTTCACTTTTATGCGCAACCCCAATTAAGACAAAGTATGTCACTCTTTTATTTTTGTTCTGTGGTTGCACAGCCCTTGTAAGTGAATAATTAATTAATTATTTTTAATCATTTAGATTAAATGTTTTCTCGTCGATGGATGGCTACTCTCAACAACCCTGTTGCTGACAATTTACCCGCACAATGGGTGGCGGATGGCGACTGTGTCGCTGCGTGGTGGCAGAAGGAGAAGGCGCCTTTGACTGGCACTCCTCATCTTCAAATTTACTTTATTACTAAAGTTAATCCGAAGAACAAGAATGGATTCTCTCTGAAGTGGTGCAAAGAGAATCTCAATTCGAAGATGGGTCTGACGATGTGTCGCAACTTTGGCGACGCTGAGACTGGGTCTCACATGCAATGCATCAAGTATTGCTCGAAGGAGGACACTCGCATTGCCGGGCCATGGAGTGTCGGTTCGTATGTCGAGGCTGACGCTCGCGCTGCCGCTGACAAGAAGGGTGGAAAGAGTGCCGGCAACATTCACAAGGCGAAGTTGCTCGACATCAAGAAGGCGATTGATGCTGGCGCGACTGATCAAGAGCTATGGCAGTCGAACTTCGAACTCATGACGCGCGCACACAAGTCGTTCAATGCTTACCGCTCTTCATTGAAAAGTAATCAACGTCGTGAAACGACTAAAGTTCTTGTTATGTATGGTCCGTCGGGCACGAGCAAGTCGCATACGGCGAATCTCATTGGGCAAGCCAATGGAGGCGCCTACTGGCTTCGCAAGCCAGCCGACGGTGGCATCGATTGGTGGGACAACTACAACGGCGAGCCTGTTGTCATCATCGATGAATTCTATGGTTGGTTACCGTTCGATACGTTACTTCGTCTGTGCGACAAGTATCCGTATTTGGTAAACACCAAAGGTTCCTTTGTTCCTTTTGTTGCGAAGTTGATTATTATCACTTCTAACAAACCTCCTCGTGAATGGTATTCCGAGGAGAAGATCGATGCAGTGATGTGGGCTGCATTCGTGCGCCGCATCAGTGGCGCGAACGGCACTGTGCGTCACATGACAGTCAAGTATCAACCATCTTTGCTTGAACCGCAAGAGGATGATTTTGATAATGTCGTTGATGCCTTGATCTGTGGTGAGTCGATTTTCGGTAATGCATTGCCTGTGGCTGCAGAACCGGTTATCGATCTCACCCAAGACGACGACGATGGCTCTTACGTGGAGGCCACACCGGACGAGAACGCTGAGCCTGACTGGACGGATGATGACGACGCTTTGGCTGGTCACCATGACGAGGCGGCTGAGTATGAAGAAGAACGTAATCAATCACTTCGTTCTGATTCGTTAATGTCTCCGCAAAAGATGCTCAAGCGTTCTGATGCTTCGACATTTGGTTTGGAGAAAATTGTTGATAAGCGAATTGGCAAGCAGCCAGTTCAATCGAAGATCAAGATTTCGAATATCAACAAGAAGCGCATGCTGATGTTAGATGCGGATGATGACATAGATGACAAATAAAAAACAGACATCACTCGCCAACTTTGTGATATTCATAACAAATCGAATTCATCGCCGGGCTCCAATTTCGTTCTTCGATACGTTGATGGCTCATTCCCTAATACGAGGGATATCCCCCGACCCCCTTACTCGTTACTCAAGGCCCAGCAAGCACGGTCCATTCGTTAACTCACGCGCGCTAAAGCTGCGCAAGGTTGGAAGGACGTGAGCATCCAATGTTAGAACGTTGGATTGGGCTCACCCTATACATAATATTAGCCTACTTTGTAGGGGTATAGGGTAAGCGGCCCCACTACCGTGTGAGGCGGGAATTCTCCCTGAGCGGCGGGAAATTATATCCCGCTCATATTTTTCTATTGGCGAAATATATGGCCTGTCCTTCAACCACAAACAAAGTATGATATCATATACGGACCTTTTTTGGAAAGATTAATTAATTTTCAAAGGTATGCGTTTTTGGACGCGTATTAAATCAAAGATTATTTCTAAGTGTTGTATTGGCTGCTGTAGTAAATCATAAATGAACTCTCGATTCTCAAATCGTCGTGCACAATATAAATCTCGTGTTGGAACAGCAAAAACTCGCGCTGCTCGAAAGGCAGTCAATGCAATCGTCAAACGTGTGCTGCC